AAGAGTGTTGACACTTTAGTGAAACACTCTATAATGTGCTCACATTGCGGGAATAGCTCAGTTGGTAGAGCATAACCTTGCCAAGGTTGGGGTCGCGAGTTCGAGTCTCGTTTCCCGCTCCAAGATTTTATGTATTAAAATCAATAGGCTGCATAACTTTAACGAGTTATGTGGCCTGTTTTTTATTGTCGATCGGTCAGCTTTGACTACTCAAAATAGTCAAAATTCGCATTAAAAAACGCTTTATATTTCCGTTGCGACACCAAAAAAGTGGATGTCTTTTAGACATTCGCGAATTTTGGTGTCGCGGCGACACCACGAAATTTGGAGTGTTATTATGCAAAAGCCGGTTAAGCGCGGGGACGCGTGGCGCATCACTGTCCGTTATTTAGGCAAACGTTATACAGCTACTCGAGATACTGCGAGTGAGTGTGAACAATGGGCCGCAAAAAAATTATTAGAATTACAATCTCAACAGGCTAACCCTGAGCCTGAAAAAATCCATATCTCCTTCTACGCCCTTTTTGAACAGTACTATCAAGAAGAAGGCAGAAAAATGAAGAGTGCCAGCTTAATTATTCAAATGCTTAAATGCCTAAAGAAAAATTGGGGGAAATTAGCAGATGAATCAATTCATGACCTATCACCAGCATTAGTTAAACAATGGCGTGATAAACGGTTAAAGCAAGTTAAAGGTGCAACAGTCATTCGAGAAATGGCTATGTATAGCTCTGTTTTTGACTTTGCACGGAAAGAACTATTTCTAACTAAAGAAAATCCATTCAAAGAAATATCAAAACCTACTGCCCCTCCTCCCCGTAATCAGCGTGTGTATCAACATCATATAGATACTGTTTTAGCTGGTCTCGACTATGAATGGGGAAAAGTGCCTTTTCAGCCAAGACACCGAGTTGCCTGGTCATTTCTATTTGCACTTGAAACGGCAATGCGTAAAGGTGAAATACTTAGTGTGGAGAAACCATTAATATTTACAGATTTTATTCGGCTCTTAGATACTAAGAATGGTACTTCTCGTGATGTCCCTTTAACTGCTAAAGCAAAAGAACTACTCTCTTGGTTGCCTGACGATCCTGATAATAATCGCATGGTTCCTCTTACACCTAATGCCTTTCGATTAATCTGGCAGCGTAATTTACGTAGAGTTGGCTTAGATGGTGTTATTACTTTCCATGACACACGTCATGAAGCTATTACCCGTTTTGTTCATGATTATCGTTTGCCAGTAGAAATCTTAGCTAAGATTACAGGTCATAAAACGATTAGTGTTTTAGTAAATACTTACTACAACCCTACCGCTTCCGAAATTGCTAAAATGCTATCTGCAGCATAAAATTTGATTGGCAATAATAAAGCCATATATTATTGCCAATATTTAGGAAAAATTGATATTTCTACCCAAACTTTTAAAAAAATTTTCAAGGTTAATAATGTTACATATTTTAAAATTTATAAAAGATTACCTAAGTATAATTGTTTTAATCCCTACATTATTAGGAGCATTATTTCAAATTTTTAATATAATTTTTTATGTTGGCTTGCCATATATAAGATATTTTTCTGTTTCGCAATTAATCCCTGATGGAATTCTTATAATTTTTTTATTATTCTTCTTAACAATTATATATATTTTGATTTTGTTTTTTAAATTTGAGTATGACGATCTTAAATCAAATTATTTATATGATAAAGGATTTCGTGAAATATCAATATTTATATTTTTTATTATGTTCTTAATTTTACTACCATTTTCAATATATAGATTGTATGAAGACTCTTTACAAAATGATATTATTAGCCTGTACTCTCATTTTTTTAATCAAGTTATTTTAACTTTAAACATATCATTTTTACTTCTTTATTTAAATGAAGTTATCAATATAAAGATTGATTATTTAAAAAACACACTGTTTATTAATCACACAAGAAAATTAATATTTTTTATCACAACATTATTCTCAACTTATCTGCTTTTTAATTTAATAAACACCCTTTACATATCTAATGAAATGATCGTTCAGAGTAAAGATTTATACAACTTCAGGAAATTGAAAGAGAAATTCAAACAACAAGGTAATGTAGATAATGTTAAAATTTTATATTTAAATAGAGATTATATTTTTTGTGAGATTAGTACCTCTTTTGGAAAAGAAATTGCAATAATTGAACAAAAAGAGCTACTTTCTATTTTCCCTAAAAAAGGTGATGATGAAGATAAGTAACCAAGTAAAGGTTCACAAAAGTAATCTATTTATAGGTAAATACAATGAAAAAAGAAGAAGTAAACACGTCTGAGATTGCACTAACAGCGAGCGAAAGTTTGATAAAAACGGTGGTTGAGGGTGTAACGGATGGAATTGGTAGTGATCTATTTAGTGCGATTCCTTTTGCTTCATCTATTGTTGCAATTGGAAAAGCATTTAATAACTATAAAAATGTAAAATATTATAGAAATTTACATGCCTTTATATATGAATCAGACGAACAAGAAAAATTTGCAAAAAAATTTTTTAGTGAAAAGAGTAATGCAGAGCTAGGATTAGAAATCCTAAGCTTAATTGAACAAACCTACTTAGAAAGACAAGCAAGAATGATTGCAAGAATAACAAGAATGTGGAAAGAAACTGGAGAAATAAACCAAGATCAATTTGATGAATATGCCAATATTATCGTGAGCTTTGATAGCTACTTAATTAAACAGTTCGAAAAATATATGCAATATAAAAAACCTGATGAAAGTAAATCATATGGTATGACTCTTACTGCAACTGGTGTTCAACTTGGTCAACAACATGATGAAATGTTTATATACCCCAATATGATTTTTGTAACGCATGGCTTTCTAAGACAAAATACTCAAACTAATGTTGTGATAGGAGGGGCTTTTCAAAAAGATGCTCACTACTCAATAACTGATAAAGCACATTATTTTTATTCGAAAATTTTTAAAGACAATTAAAAAGAATACAAAGTACATGCTTTAAACATGTACTTTGTTTAGTTCACCCTATAAAGTTCGTTTAGAAATCCACCCATAAAAGAATTACTCTTGGATAGGATTGCACTCACAGATTTCTATAGATCGCTTGCTTTATCTTATAAGAAAAAATTCTGCTAATTTATAAATGTATTAATCTTATGGCCCTTTTATAAAATTATTTAATGTCGTTTCTTCCTTCATATTTTAGCTTTAAATGACGTAAAACTTTCCTTCAAGTTTCATACTCAACCCTTATCAATTTTACTTTTAATAATATATATTCAGCATAAGAATAATGAATTAAAATTTCTTTATTTTTCATAGACTTTATTTAATATAGAGAATAATTTTATAAATAGGCATACACAATAATAATTATTACAACCACAACAAAAGCTAGGAGATAGTCATGCCCAATGGACAAGATCTTGTAAAACTTGGTTTAACACGACTAGGCGAAAAATATGAGCACAAAGTAGTGCCCAAGGATGACCCTAATTATCATGGTCCATGGGACTGTGCAGAATTCGTTAGTTGGATCGCATATCAAATAACACATAAACTATTTGGTTGTGCAAATAACCATGGAAATCCACACACTCAAGATGCCTATACTGGTTATTGGGTTAATGATGTAAATAAAAAACTCTTTATTGAAACCGATTTTAAGACTGCCCTTGCTACCCCTGGAGTAATTTTACTACGTGAACCTCCTGGCCCTGGGAAAATGGGACATATAGTAATTTCTGATGGAGCAGGCAAAGGAGTACAGGCCAAAGGAAAATTATGGGGCGTCGTTAATGAAAAACTATCTGGGGGCTGGGATCACTATTTGATGATTCCAGGAGTTAAATATTCAACATCAGATGTTTCAGTTAGTGTTCCTGACAAACCTAAGTTTTTAACTTTAACAAATCCAGTGACCCATGGAGAAATTGTAAAAAAAATTCAAGAGATTTTAAGGGAACAAGGCTATTATCCATATGAAATCGATGGAAAATATGAGCAGCCTACTATTGCAGCAGTTTGGGCTTTTCAAAATCAGAATGAATTAGTTCCAGATGGAATTGTTGGACCCAAAACAGCAAAAAAACTTGGTATTAGTTGGTAAAAATTAAAAGGAGAATGTCATGCCAAATTTTAATAATACCCAACCCGATATAATTGATATAAATCCTAAACAAACTGAAAAAAGATCCTCCGATGTCTTATTACAGAAAGTATCTTCGAGTAATAAATTAATCGATGAATTAAAGATAGATCCTCTCCCCACTTTAATACGCTTAAACAATGAAGTAAAAGACGAATACCCTATTAATGGTGTTGAAAAGCCATCTAAAGAAGTAAATGACGTGTTATGGAAAATAGTCATACTTGCATTTAGTGGAGTTATGTTAATTACAACAATTAGTTTATGTATTGGAGTCTTTGTGGACCATGATAATATTGCTAGTGGTACCGTATTAGCTATTTTTACATCCGTTGTCGGTTTTTTTAGCTGGCCTGTTTTCACCTAGTCTCTTAGGTAGAAGAACTAACACAACTTAACTCAAACAACCACCTCAGGGGTCTGTTTGAGGAATCTGAAAACTAACCTTATTATTGTTGTGCATCCTGAAAACAGAATGCACAACAACACTAAAGCTTTTATAAAGAAACCCGATTAGCGATCCAGCCATAGAAAAACTGCTCTTGCGTTGGATTTCTTTCACAGATTTCGATGTAGCGCTGGCCTTGCATGATATTAAGCACTCGAACTAATACCTTCTCTCCTTCTTTGCCACGTTTGGCCAAATAATTCTTTAGAGCTCCCAATGTAGCTGGTCCATAAATTCCATCTACTGTGAGATCTGACCAGCCTGCTTTACCTTGATTGTTAAGCAAGTTCAAAGCGCGTTGTAAAAGTGGTTTTGCAAATCCGGTACCGCAATTAACACCTGTATCTAATAGCTCTTCGGCCACAGTAGAGTTAATAATATTAACTTGGTCAAATCGGGGAGCCGTCCAATAGTTTTTGCGATAAACTGTTTTGGCTACCTCAAGCGGTAAATCCCGTATATTGCTTTTAAAATCATTCGCGCGTGCCACAGCTTCAGTAATACCATACTTAGTTGCGCCACCACGATCTGCGGGGTTATTCACATAACCACCCTCACGTTTAATAAGTTCTTCAAGATATTGTTCGATATTCATTTCAATTTCCTTTAGCTAAAAAAAACCGCCCGAAGGCGGCATTAACTGTTTTCGATATCTCTTTTGGCTTTCTTAATTTCTTTAACTACTTCGACAATGGTCTTACCCTCTTGCTTATCAATAAAGTTAAAAATCCATCGGACTAAAGCCCAACCCGGAATCCCACAAATAAAAAAGAAGCCACCTAGTGCAATCATTCCCCAGATATCAGTTATCCATTCATGAAGTCCCCACTTCACAATAATGAATGAGCCACCTGCTAGACTTGATACAACCGTACAAATCAACCCTACTGCCCATTCTTGCGGCGACCGAGGCATACGTGTCATTAATACTACTGCTGCAACCAAAGCGACTGCTAAAGTCACCATGATTGCCGCCCCATAAAACTTTAAAAGTGCTGTTAAACCACTAGTGGAAACTGGTTCCATTTATTTCTCCAGAAAATTTTGACAATAAAAAAGCCCCTTTAAAGGGGCTTAATTTTTTCAGTTGCTAAAGTAAATAATTAAATCTTTTATTCAGCATGACTAATATGTATGAAGCAATCAGACTTAGTACGACTGTAATCTCAAAAGATATGATTGTAGACACATGATAAGGAATTAATATATTTTGAAATAATGGATGTATTAAGTACAAAGCTGTTGAGAATAATGCAATTGTCTTAACTGAACCCTTAATTTTAATCTTAGAAAAAAGAATAAATAGTAAAGGACAGATAAGAATTAAGGAAAACATACCATCTAAAGGTTCACTTTTGCTAATAAAATGAAAGTTTATAAAAACTTCGATGTATAGAATTGCTATAGCAATAGGAACAAAATATCTAGTATTACTAACCTTATCTATTAAACCTTCTTTATTTATTAAAAAGCCTATCATCAGGAAAGGATAGCAAACAGTGAGGAAGTTTCTATGTACTGGATAGAAGTTAAGTAACTTATCAACTACACCTGTAAAAAAATGCATATTTCCTATGTATTGCAGCGCAACTCCAAAAAAGAAAAAACCTAGAGCTGAGAAAAGCTGAATTTTAGTTGATAAGTTTCGTGGAGCATATAGCACAATTCCACCCAACAAAGTTCCAGCTAAATACCATAAATGATGATAGCCAAAAATTAAAAAGAAGATATCTTTTGCCAGTGCTGGAATCGATGTCGGAGATTCAAAGTAAAAAATTGAATATACAAACATCCAAATAGCGTAAAGTATGAACACCCTTTTTAGCCAACTACCGAGATTCTTAACATGGTAAAAATAAAACCCAGTAATTATTAAGAATACTGGGACACCAATTCTAAAAATTCCATTTACAGTATAGAAAGATAATTCAGGGTCAGTATCTGAAAATAATTTTCCATGTAAAGCAATTATAAAAAAGGCCAAAACAATTTTCAGGATATCCAGAGATATATTTCTTTCCATTTTATTCTCTAATTTTAAGCACAGCTAAATGAATAATTAAAATCAATTGCTGTATTCGTTATTAATGCATCGGCTGATGTCCTGAACTCAAATATTACTGTAGAACCAGAAATACTAATCTGTTCAACTTTCAACCTGTTGATGTTCGACGGAATCGTAGGATGTATATCTCGAATCTGAGCGCTGGAACTACTGTGCTTTGGTACAGTTACTGTGATTCTTCCGTTTGCATCAGTTGTCTGTCCTGTAACAACAACTGTCCCTGACCATCCCTTAATCCCTGTGTAGTTATTGCCAGATCCAGCTTTTGTAATGTTACCAACCACTTGACCACGGAAAACGTTATCAGTTGAATAGGGTGCAACCAGCGTTAGGTTCCCCCCAATAAATCCATTAATCACATTTGAAGGACCTGAAACCGAAACATTTCCATTTGATACGATATTAACGACGTTTCCAAACCCTACTACTGATATACAGTCAGCACTACAATTTGTAGCAACGATAGTTAAATTATTGTAATTACCGAAAATTTGTACGCCGTTTCTGCACGAATCAACAATTAAAGTTCCACCGCCAAAACTACCACTAATAACTACTCCTTCTTCAGTAGAACCCGAAACCTGTACACCAAAAAGAGAATGACTATAACGCCCTTGGAAGGCAGTTTTTGCAGCATTAGTAATTAATCCAATAAATGCATTGAATCCTGTTCCTGAACGACCAGTTAATTCTTCAACTCCTGCAGATGTTAAGGCGCTACCATCGGCACGAAACATAAATAATGATCTATTCAATGTAAACGCGTTTATGATTTTCTTAACTTTGTGAGCAGTAAACTTGATTTGATGTAAAGCTGGATCATTAGCAGAAGTTGTTCCAGCAGTACTTGTCACTACATTATCAACATCAGAAAGAAAGTTTTCACCCAAATCGAAAAACTTAGAGGAGTTTTGAAGACTAAATGCATTACGAATATTACGGGCAACATTTACTGAGCCAACAATTCCATGTGTTGGCATGTGTGCTGTTTCAGAGGGATTTCCATCCCGATCATACCCAGATCCTCACAGAAAATGCATATCTCCACGTGTAGTAGAATCTAAAACACAGCCGACTACTCGAGTACCAAACGCCCCCATATTTTCAATTGCCATGCCTTGAATATCTTTGTAAATATTAAAAGCAGAAAGCCCAGATCTAATTCGACGATCACTTACAGTGTTTTCACCATATGTAAAAGTAGATCCATACTGTCCTTCAAAAATATTATTAATGAAACTTATAAAACGACCACCCTGTGTTCTTAGCATTGAGTGGTTATTTGCGGTTCCATTTTCAATAGGTGTTGTCTTATCCTGAATTAAGTTCAAACCCTCAATTGTTATATGTTCAGCATGCTGAGCTGTTGCAATATTAGAAGTTCTTTGTGTGGTCTGATTAAGTAAATGGCCATTTGATCTAACAGTACTGTTAGAAGGAACTGATACAACTGTTAGAAGGAACTGATACAGGTAATGAAATTTCCTCCTCTTTATTGAAATCAACTTTATTAAAGCTCGTAAGCATTTCAGCTAACTTTTTATCTTCAAGAGTACATTTCTTGAATTCAACACTATTATTTACTTCTCTTTGACTTTTACCACCACCGACATCAGTTTGAATAACTAAATCAGTCCATCCATTAGCGCCTGCACCAGCAGCTGCAGCAGCTTCGATGGCTTCATTAAATGCAGAAGTTCGCTCATCAATTTTCTGATCAAGAAATGTAAGTGTTTCTAATGCTTCTTCAATTGTGATTTGCCCGTCAGCTGCCACCTTTTCTAATTGAGCTAAGACTTCATCAACTGTTGTTCCATCAACTTTTAGCTCAAGAAGAGAAAGTACTTTACGTAAAATAGCTAGAATATCTGCTGAATTATTAACATTTGCTAATACAGCATTCCAGTTTGTTGCCATATCAGAAATCTCCATGCAACAAAAAACCGCCAGAAGGCGGTTAGTAAAATTAATCGATAAGGTTAGTAAAAAACTACTACTGTACAGAGTTGTGGTGTGTAAGGCCCTTGGGTGTTGTCACCACCATAAGCCCCCATTAAACGGAACTTAGTTTTTGTTCTAACAAAATCAGCGCGTTCTTGCAGACTTACTGCATCAGTATTGTTACTTGAACCAGTACAAAGTATCCCAAAGTCAGTATCTGGAGCTGCTGTGTTAAGGGTGAATTCAATTTGGCCTCCCCCGATATTTGAAACGGATGAAAAACCAGAATTCTTTACTATTTGATAATTAGAACCATCAAGTCTAATTACAGCTATTGCTTTTACTCCAAGTGCAGTCTCATAGGAAGTGCTGATGCTGATATCTTGTGAGCCATCAAATGTACCTGTTCCCTTTACGACACCTGTAAAAGTAATTTTTCTTCCTGTTTTTAGCTTATTTGCTGAAACAGCTGTGGCGTCAGCATCCAACTTACTATCAATTCCATCGATCATTTCATTGATCTTTAAAGTGAGATAGTTAAATAACCAGTTAAACCATTGACGAGTGGGTTTCTCTTTTTTTACGAAACCGACTATTAAATCTAATCCTTCTGTATTCTTAACTTTGTCATCACCATCTCTACAAAATACTTCTAACTTATCCATTAATTATCATCCGAAAAAATTAGCTCAACACCGCTAGGCAATGGAAACAACAAGCGAACCAGCTCTTTATCAAAAGTTTGGAAATCTGCAAGAAACTCAAAAGTAACAGTCATATTTCTGTTGTCTTTTAATTTAAAAGGTACGTCAGTCAGTAACTTACAAATTTCAAATGCGTCATCAAGTGTGCAATCACAATTGTTTAATAGAATTTTGGCTTTTATGACATTGGGTAGCTTTTGATGAGAAATAGTTTCGCCTCGAAAACTATTCATGCCTGTTTCACGAAAGTAACCACCAACTTCGGGATCATCTGTCTCACCAAAAGTTAGAGATTCTGGCTGATCCCTAAAGCCAAAAAATGGAAATGCTACAGAATCAGGTACAACTGTTGGCGTACCTACCCACTCAGCTAAAATTCTGAGCTGGTCACCAGAGGCGGTATCTAAATCAAATTTCTCATGAAGGGTTTTCAATACTTCCATACAGTCAAGAATTGGTTCAATTGATACCTGAACAGTATTTTTGAATTTGGGTTTTGTCCTGTGCTGATTGATGATTAAATTTAGGTAATCTTCCGTATGCATCAAGCACCTCCAATTACACTAATATCAATATCATCTGAATCACAATAAGCCACTTCATTAAACAACAATGTGTAATTACCAGCTTTAGGAGATCCATTAATAATTAATTGAATGCTTTCTATTTCATAAGTACGCCCTTCTAAAGCACCATAAAGCCCGCCAGGTACATACAGTTTATTAAGGCTTATACGATCACCGATATCCAGTTGGTTCACATAGTCTGCAATGGCAAATTTAATCTGTTCGCCAATATCAAATGTGTAATCAGTTGTTGTCCTTAGTTCTATCTTCAAACCAACCACAACTTGATTTGGACGCCAGTATTCAATTGAGACGGGATCACCATAAATTGTTGGACAAATCACAGTTGTATTTCCATATAGGTCACAACCTGGTGCCTTCTTTACTCGAATCGTCTCAGCAATCAGTTGATCATCACCACCAGCTACCACAACGGCCAAAGAATTTGGTGGCAAGCCTAGCGGATCTACAAGTGGCTTTTTATTTTCATAAACCTTACAACGGCTCACACCATCAAGACTAAAAAGCGCTCCTAAAATCCCCTCTGTGTATGACCGTGAAGGAATCGCTGTAGATAGTGCTTGGCGTTGCCGTAATTTAGTGTTGCTTTCAACTGGAGCACCCAAGGTAGAAGCTTGAGGATTATTTACCGATTGCCAGCCACGTGTAGGTGTAGATATGGTGGTAATTGAATTGGGTAGCGCTAGAATTGCTCCCGCTTTTTCAGCTATAGCAGATACAACAATTTCCCCTTCAGCAGGGATAATAATTTGTGCCGGCAATAACCAACGATTATTATTTTTGTCACTCACAATTCCATTATTAATGATTGTGCCAGCTACTCCAACCAATACTACTGAGACACTAGATTTTGTGGCCACAGCACGGCGAATACCATTAATCTTTACGTTCCGAGATAGTGCATCAGTATCAGCAGTACTAGGCGACATTGAGTTATAAGCATTTATAACTTCAGCATTGCAGTCAGCAATCGCACGTGCAATAACACCAATCCACTGCCCGTCCTGACTATCATTTTCCAAATAAACATCTTGGCCATAAATCTCTCGGTATTTCTCCTTGAGATATTCAACCACTTCACTATAAGTTGCAGCTGTAGCACCATACTGATTAATTACAGGGGCTATGCTAGTTAATGCCATCTTTAAATCTCCCCTTGTAAACTGGCTGAACCGTAGATCGTTGTAATGGTTGATTGAATCGATAGCTTTCGTGTTTCACCATCAAATTGACTTTCAAAAGAATCAACTCTTAAAACACCCTGAGTACTTAAAATGCGCTGTCGAATCATGAGCTCAAATAAATGGTCGGTGAATTTCCCTAAAACTTCCGTGGTCCATCCTGTACCGTCAGAAGTATCAGCAAACCATTCACCTACCCAAAATTTAAGGCGAGTCATTACCACCTGCGCTACACCCTCAGGTGTATTTATATGGAAATTATTTTGAACTTGGCCAAAGCTATAATCCCCATCATCATCTAACTTTCTATAGCGCATAAAAAAAGCCGCCTTTCAGCGACCCCTCATTTATCTATGGTTTCGGTGGACCAGATTCACCATTACCCGGTTGTACTTTCGTATGGCCGTGGGCAGAACCAACATCCACATCGTTGTTTTTTAATACCCCTAAGACGCCTAGTCCATCCTTCATTTCAACCGGGCAATGAAAAATAGCTTTGGTGCCTAAAAACTCCAACTCACCAGCATCATTAATCCGGATCTTGGCATTACCGGCATCATTTCTTAATTCTGCTGCATCAGTGGCCACATTCTTTAAACGTTTAGGTTGAGATTGTGGCGCAAAGGTAGCAAAGCCATCAGATAAGTCATGCTTACGGTTTTCAAAAGGTGGCTGAATACCACCGTTTTGCCACCATAGATCTATGCAACGCGATGAAAAATGCACTAGACACTCATCACCAGGATTAATTGGGAAAGTTAGAGCAAAGCCGCCAGCTTTTGGCCAGCACACTGGTACATCTGGTATTAATGGCAGATCAACTAAATCCATTGAACCATCTTCAAGCATAACCGGTATTTGAATAGCTGGGGTGACTGATACTGTTTGTGTATCTGGATCATAAGAATCAACAATACAAGGTAGATTAGTCCAGACTACGGCCAACGCTGATTTAATCGCATCATTAATGATGTTGAGTAAATGAGGCGATCTTTCATTATTACTTAAAGCCATATCAATCCACCGCTGTAATTGTAATACCAGATTTAGGAACTACAGCACCTTGGCCAACTGAAACTGTGCTTGTATACCAATCATCCCCGCGTGTATCACCGTAATGCTCAACCGCTTTAATGATGTAAATACCATTAATGCCGCCAGCCGTTTTAAGATCTTTTTGAGCCTGATCTTGACCTTGTGTCTGGTAATCAATATCAAATGCCTGAGTTTGAATACTTGAGGTATCGACATGAATGCGTCCGCCTCGGCGTAGTTGAGGATTAAGCAAGCAATTCACCATCAACCCTTCTGTGGTGAGCTGAGGCATTCCAATCATCCCTGAATTAGCATCCATTTCAAAAACAGAATCTAGTAAGTAGCTACTGATACCAACCATGAATAAATACTCATCGTCAATGAAGTATTCCGTGTTTGTATCTTTGCAAAACTGGCGGATCTGATCGTCTAGCGAACCAAACATGACTTTGCCACGAACATATTTTTGATCACTAAGTTCAGGTAACTCACCTGTTTCCACGCCATTGGCTTGATACTCTTTTGCAAGTTCATTTTTGACCTGATCAACTGTGGTACCTGCTGCGATAGTTTTATTAACCAGTGCATAGTTTTTTGCTTTATCACCTGACTGAGCTAGAATGCATAAAAAGGTATCTGTCGGGCTTTCTCGTCCACGGCGGTATTGAAATGTAGACCCTTTAAAAATTGTGGCCAACTCATCACCGTAGCCAGTCTCAAAAGTTACCATGGCACCAACATTTGAATTGTTTTCACCTGCAAGCCGATTCATAGTATCGACTGATAGGTTATAGATATAAAACTCAGCTGCTTTGGGTGTTTCAGCTGTAGGTTGATTAATACGAAATACAATCCGCATTTCTGATAAATCTAATGCCTCTGGCTCCCCATATTTAAGCTGAACGGTTAGCCGGCAATTATGCTTCCATTGTTCACTCATTTAAGGATCCTGCCAATAAAGTTTTATGTTGGTACCTAAGTCATTAAATGATTGGCTCTCATCTTCATTGAGATTTTGAACGTACATAGAACCGTTAATTACATGACTAAACGGGCTTAAAATATCGACACCTGAAACCAAGGGAATGCCTAAGGCAATCGGTTCAGCATTAGCTTGATAAATATCGAGGTACCATCGTTTGCGATAAATAAATTTGAGTTGGTAATTCACCTTGTTGAGCTTGATAAAAAACTTCTGGTTCCGATCGAGCAAAGGGATTTCATATAAAGCCATCTTAAAGCCCTACTGTATAAGCGCCGCCAACCTGCCCTAAACCGGTGATTTGAGACAACATAGATTGTTCAACTTGCTTGGGTTGTTTGGATCCTGAATCAACAACATCAGAGGTAACTTCTGGATTCTTTTGATCAGCAATTGAAACGAGTGTTTCTTTAGTCGAAACAATGAAGACCTTCTTAAAAACTATATCGATCATCAAAGCATTCTCAGAAGTCTCATCTGTGATGTTCTTTAAAGACTTGATGAGCATGTCTGTATAGAGGCGCTTTCCTGTTGAGATGATAAGCCGCTTGCCTTGTAATGCCTGCAAGCCTTGGTAGATCCCTAAAAGTGATAGATCAGATCCAATAAACGTATTACCAATAAGGCCGTTCATTCTCCCAGCACTTTCGGACCAGCCTATTTTCATTGTTACTTCGGGCGGCGATTTATAGCAGTGGTCAGAAATCGGAGAACCCTTTTCAACTGGATGCTCTGTAATTATAAGTTCATCAGAATGGTTTTCTTCAATCACCACATCAGCGAACAAGCCCATTATTGAGCGATGGCCACCAAGCAGAAGTGAGCCAACTGTTTCAGAGAGTCCCATACTTTTCTCCAGGCAATAAAAAAACCGCAAAAATGCGGCTTTTTTTTAATATCTATTACTATTAAAGAGACGAGATTTTACTTATTTCAATAAGTATTTCTTCACACTTTTTAATAGCCTCATTTGCCATAACCTCGCTAACGGGTTTTTCAAGTTTATAATCAGCTAGAACACGGCTAGAGTGAAATGCATTAACTTTATAAGCCAATCCAATAAGTGCTGTATTTCTAGGTTTATGAGAGGCTATTGTTTTTACCACAGTACTATGAGTTCCCCCTGCATAAGCATCAACAGGAATACCTAATGTTTTTGCTTTTTCTTTCAATTGGTGAAAAGCACAGTAATAACTTCTGCCAACAACTTGTCTGTAATCTATTTCCTCAATAGGATTTAATCCCATAATTTTTTTAGAAAAGTTTAAAAATTCAATACTATCCACAAGGCATTCCATAAGTTACAGATTTTTCTTTGTCACTTAAGTCTTCAGCAGTAACAATGAATGTAAATTTTAAAAGTTCATCAATTCCAAAAAATGGAGTTAAATGGATAAGTTTTTCATTTATTTCATTATTCAAAAATTCAACTTCTTCAGCAGTAAAGTTTTTATTGTAATAAAAGAATGTAGTGATATTTTCAGATACAAAACTATAAGTCTCAAAATTATTAGTTGAAGATTCTTCAATAAGCTTAGTAACTAACTTATTTATTAAATGAGGTATAATTTTTTCATCAGTTAAATCATTATCATAAAATGAATCTTGCGCTTCTAAATATTTTTTAATCTCTTCGCCACTAAACAGATTTTCATAAATCGAATGCTCTGGTGATGAAAATATTTTTGAATTTTCATTAAAACTATTATAAGGCCATACAACAGATATTCCTTTATTAGCCTGAACAAATTCGCATTTTTCTATCGCTATCATATTTTTAGGCTGAGACAATTGAACAGCTTTTTCGATGGCAATAGAAAGTTTTGATAAGTGTTTAAGTCCACTCAAATCGAATAGGTCAGGATTTATACGATTTTCTGACATATCCCTCTCCTAAATATTTTCATAAATTGCAAATAATACTAAATAGTAATTCATTTTTAACCAACTTTACAGATATCCATATAACCTATTGTAATTTTTAATTATATTATCAACGTGTTCTATAGCAAGCATCCATCTTACCGCTTACTTGCTTATAACAAAGCCAAGCATCTTCTTTGTAAGCTGTAAGCTCTTTCTTCGTCTTCTTGTCACGGTAGTACTCTTTAGCTTCCAAAAACTCATCTGAGTCACCACCCATGGATATAGATCTTTCTTCACTATCAGGATTCATGGTTGACTCTTCAATTAAGTATTCTTTCTCACCAATTGTTAGAAGTGTATACATTCCTCCCGCACCGCCACCAGAGGAGACGATACAACCTTTAGAAATATTCTTCCCATCTACTACAAAGCACTTTCCGATACGATCTGGGTTTTCATGTGCGATTGCCGAGGCTGAAATTAAAATAGAACTTATTAAACAAATAATAGTTTTCATGGAAAATAATCCGTTTCTTATTTAAGATTTATTAACTTTCAAAAAACAGATTATATCTATGAAAAAGCTAATTTTAATAACTTTTACTTCTTTTTTTAGTATTAGTACTTTTGCCGACTGCTCAAATACTAAAACTTCATTTGAAGTACAGAAGTGTTTAAACCAAGAAGTTAAAGCCTTAAAAACTCAACTCAATGCAACGTATAAAAAAGCGTATGAGACAACTTCAGCAAAAGAAGAGTTAGATAACGCTCAAAAACAATGGTTAAGTTTTAAAGAAAAACAATGCGGTGATTTTGTTGTTGCAGACACCCAAGGAAGCCCAGCAACCGTTGTATATGATTTAACTTGCCAGTCTATTCTGTATAAACAACGCATCGAATTTTTAAAAGAATTGTTTAACCAATAAGTCCTTTAGCATTTCTTGCCATTTGCACCATAGTGTTTTCATTATGGCGATTAACCAAATTAGCTGTTTCCTTTGGGTTATCAGCCTCATTAATTACCATGTCAGTTTTATGTGACTGATAAATAGTAACGCTCTTCGTATTGTTATTAGCCGAATTAATTTGGTCCTTATAAGGATTACTTGAATTCGGCACCCCAATATTTTTAATACTGATATTATTTAGACCATTAGCATTTGAATTATTACCTCCTAACATAGCTATTGAAAATGGCTTAGGTTTGTATTTTAGTAAATCCTTAGTCGTCCCATGGCCATGAACATTTTTCCCAGACCCAAACACCAAACCATCTTTTTTGGATTTTTCATAGAATGCATCAACCCATGCATCCCTATTTTTCTTGTCTGAAACATAAGGATTAGCATAGTTCAAGTGTTCACCTACACTAGATTCCTGACCATTCGCCCGTCTTTCAAGATAACTTAATACTTCAGCTCGGACCTTAGTGTTTACATCTTTTAAAGGCATGTTTTGCACTGAACCATAAGGATTTAACTTAATCACCTTACCAGATTTAGTTTTGTAAGATTTTGGCCCTGTAATCTTAGTAAACTGCCTTCTTGCATTTGCAACATCACGGACCGAATCACCCCACTTACCTGACGCAACACGATTTAAAATTGTATCTACTACGCCATGAGTCTGTTTAGTAAATGCCTCACCTTTAAGTGAAGCAACCACTTCGGTTGACGTTACTTTGATTAAGTCCTCAATTTCTTGATTAGAAAGTTTTAAAAACCCTCCCGCTTTTAGCAGTACTCACAGAGTTTTTAATATTACTTACAGTAGATTTAGTTGCACTTACTACAGCAGCTGCACCAGTTTTAGCAGCTTCAGTTACTGCTGCAACTGTTTCTTTTGCAGTTCCAGCTGGATCATCAATTGCCTTGGTAACAAACTCTACAGTTTTGTCTTTTAGGTTTTTAATCAGCTCGGCCAACTCTTTAATACGCTTAATAGCTATCTCTATGCCGCCTTCCCATTTAGACCAATCAATAAGGCTTTCACCACCATTTTTCCAAGTTTGGTAGTCATCCCACAATGCAGCAATAGCAGCGGCAAGTGCTAATACAATACCGATTGGTGATGCTAAGAAGGCTAAACGTAAAGACTTGATCAGGAATAAAAGGCCTTTAAGCATTGGTAACACTGAGGCTAATTTAGAGATCGTGCCAATAAAGCCACCAAAAATAATTGCGAGTAAAGCAAACTTTAGACCCGTGGCCAGAATTGCTTTAAACCTTGGATCTAGTTCAGCGAACCAAGCAATAGCACTTCGCAAGAAGTTATTGATCATCTTAAGGATGGGTATAAGTGCCTGCCCTGCGGTCATTACAACAACTTCAGTAATTGCTTTAGTTGTCATAGTGATATCACGGAACTGGACCATAAAGTCCGTACCAGACTTTGTAAGCTCATCGGTTAAACCAACGTCCTACCGTAATTTCTGATACTTCTCCATGTTGCCAATGAACTTATCATCACGCATGGCCATAAGAGTATTTTCATCAATACCCAAAGAACTGGCAAATGATTAGTCCTGAGCTGTCGGCAGTAACTGGCACCTCACCATCGCCGTACAGCAACTTACCAATGCGAGCTAATGGCACATCTCGACAAAGTAAATAACCTTCCGGAGTTGTTTCCCGTGTCCGCCCAATTTGGCCAGTAGTGTAGAAATTAGATCTATCTACAGTGGCCTTTGATTTAGGTTTCTTTTTAAACATGGTTCACCTTTTTTCAGGCATTAAAAAACCACCCGAAGGTGGTTATGGTTATTTCATATAAATACATTACTGATCAGCAATTTCAGAAATCGCAGCACAATAACTTTTGTTTTTTATTTTTCCATCTTTAGCTTCTTTGAACATGGTTTCAGATGTAGTCACAAATTTTACAACACCCTCACCAACTACGGTTGTTGTGGTCACAGATGCCGCTACCAATCCCACACAAACTCCTGCTTTTGTCCAAAGAACCAAGTTATCCATAAGATCCTGCCGATCAATTTCTCTTAATTGCGGATCCTCTTTTAAAGCTGCGTCAATCGCTGCACCAGGATTTTCCAAACTCCCCCTATCTTCTACAGTTCCTAAAATAGCATCCCAATTTTCAATAAAGTATTCTGTTGCTGTAGGTCCGAGTCTATTTAAATCAATAATTAGATCAGTATCTCTTTTATCATTTTCATAGATAACAATATAAGGTCCGCGTATTTTGTACTTCCCATATACTCTTTTAACTATATTTTTATTTTCATATTTACTTTTGAATAACCTTAATAACTCTTTATTCGCCTCACCATAATTATATAAATTCATTAAGTAATCACAGTTATTTTCTTTTGAAGCTAATTTTTTCTTTTTAACTAACCAGTAGGTAACAAACTCATCTTCTTTATTTTCAGATGGTGGTAAAAGAACTAACCTTTCACAAATTTTTAGTGAGGGTTTATTTGTATACCACTTACCAGTTAAAAGAATAGCTGCTGCAGGAAAATATTTTATATCATCTAATGAATTTACGTAGTCACGTGTAAGTAATTTACCGTTGTAAGTTTCATTTGGTATCGCTTGAGGTTCCTTACTCTCCTCTTTATTCGATTCTTCTTGCAAAACTTCTTTCATTTCTAAGGGGGTAGAACCAGAAGCTTCATGACTTCGTATAATTTCTTTCGATGAACTTGTAGTTCCTTTCTCCATTTTTGAACATGAAGTTAAATAAAATCCCATCAGCGAAACTATCAATACCATTAATATTCCAAAAATAGTTTTTGACTTATTCATGACATTCTTCCTATAGTTATTACTCTTTTAATACACTCCTTTAAAATAAGTTCGTCAATTTAAATCCGATTGGTATTTAGACTTTTTTCTTATGATTTAGAATAACTTAAATATGAACTTGTATTGTTAAAAAACCACCCGAAGGTGGTTAAATTTTTATAACTATTTAAGCGAAAGTTGCCTAAACTCTGCCAAACTCTTTAGAAGCTTGTCTCTATCAATGGCACTTTGATTGTAATAATCTTTAATTACAACATTTAGTTCTGCAAGGTTCTGGCATTTCTGCACCCTTTTAATCCAATCGCTAGTAAGTTTCTTAAATCCAAGTATGTCGAATCTCAAGGATGTAGAATAATGAATACCATACCTTTCCAGCGTAAATAAGCAAAAACCATACTTATCTTCGAACTCGACCTGTTTATCTTGAATTCTTACCAGAATATCTTTGTAGTTATCCATTTCATCAACAGTCAAATCTCGTATAAATTCTATTTGCTTACTTTCGATCATTTGCTTCATAACATTACCTTGATAATGATAGAGAGCGATAATATTGATTTCATTCTCAATAAGCTTTTCTCGATGTAAAGAATAAGTTTGCTGGATTTTCCATGTCTTCCACATTCTCCATGCAAAAAAAAGTGCGATAACAGTGGCAATTGAAGAAATAATTGAAAAAAAACCAGCAATAAAATTTAAAGTTTCCATGGATAAGATCAAGTAATACTCTTTTTATTTACTGCTGCTAATGTAACCTACTATTAGAAAGTTTTTAAAATTAAAAATCATCTGGAATTACTGGCTCTGCATAACATCTGCAATTAGGCAAGCAACCAGCATGTCCTGTTAAATTGTCCAAAGTTGGCGGGTTATCCCAAGCAACAAATTTACCATTCATAGCCTTATGACTTGGCCGTACATCGCCATCTTCACTAGTGCGCCAGATATAACCTTCAGATCCTAGGTTCACAGCTCTTGCTTGAGTGAATACACAAGATGCTCGACTAACCTCAGTTCGGGCAATTGTATTTGCCCGTGATCTGGTCACCCGACCAGTGGCCATAATCAAGCCGGCTATCTCACTTGAACGGTTGCCCTCAATTAGCGATCTTGTCGATAGGTCATGGATGCGTTGAGCAGCATCAAGCGGCAAAGACTTAATAAGTCGTACTTGATCATTTAAGAGTTGTTGATATACAGCACCGGTATCAGTATTGCGGATCTGCTCTCTAACTCCCCGTGAAAGATCATTTACATAGATAAGCCAAGTTTTCTCATCACGCAATGCAACATCGGTAATGATTCGCCCTGCTGCATTCTGTGCCCAATGTTGCAGGGTGTTGGAATACTCATTCAATGAAGCGACCATCAAGGGATAAGTGCGAGGGTCATTTACATCGAAGCCCTTAACGATAGTATCGACATAACCAGCAATCTTTCTAAGCTGCTGGCTGTATCGTATCTCGGTCTTTCTCGCTATGTGGGGTGTTATCCGATTTATTTGTCTCTTCATCGTCTACTTTCTCACCTGGTGGTGGTGGATCTTCATCCCCTGAATCAGCTACTTTGATTTCCTCATCTGTGATATGAGAGAAAACACCTGTTACTTCGCTTGATTGACGCAATTCTTTTAAGGCTGTTGAACGTTTGATTAGCCCTGCTTCTTCTGCTGCAAGTACTGCATCAGTTACACCTTTAGCAACGTTAGCTTTCTTCTCATCATCTAATTGCCACAATGATGCGAATTTAAAGCTAAATGAATCAGGTAATGACCTACCAAGCACAGACATATGCAACACGGCATAGAGAATCTGCAATGGTGTTCTTAATCTACCTTCTTGCTGTTGATTGATGTTGTCGTAATAGTTGGCTAGATCCGATTCACCTGTTGAATTTAACCCCGCTGGAGACTGACCAAATAAACGTACTAGTGGGATACCTGTTGCACCTGAAATTTGTTGACCAAATTGCAGAAGGATATTATCTAAACCAGAAAAGTTATATTGATGAGCTTCATAAGTATCATCGGCATCCATCAAGGTTAAACCTTCATTAGATTGCCATAAACGGATTTGGTTAATTTGCTTAACAAGCGCTTCGTAAAGTGGTCCACCAGCCGCAATAAGACTACGTAGTCCCTTAACTTTATATGTCCTTAGATGAGCCTTATAGACCAACTGCCCAGCACCTAAAGTTGAGCTATCAAAAATCGTTAGACGATCTTCTAGTCGCTCAATGACTGATTGGCCCCAAAGGTTTTCCGTAATAGATTGCCAATAAGGCAGTTCCACCCCATCCATACGGATGACACGCGAATAATGAATACGCTGATTACAAAGCCCTACTGAATCAGTAATTACATCGTAGTACTTTGGCTTCCCATAATCTGGACCCATCTCGGTAACTAAATCTTCTAAAGTTGGCTGAACCATCCAACGGTCTAGAACTAATAGACCCTTAAACTGCTCTTTACCAATTGTATTAAGATTTAACGGGGTAGAAACATTTTGACCATCAATCATCATGACTGCCAAAGAACCACCGTAGAGACGAGACCACTTAATAGTTTTATTAAGCTTGTCCCAAACTTGGAGACGATCCATTTCTTGATCAATCATCTCTGAGTCTTTTGGAGTGGAAACGCCATTTAATTTGACACCCTTACGTGTCATATCATCAGCTACCACGTCAATGACTTGCCCAACTACCCAAGATGTCCGATACATTGCTTCAAGTTTTAAGCGTTGGCGGCTTAAATAATTAAAGCCATAACCAGACTGATCATGCTGGTTTCCAGAACCCAACCCAACACGAGCCGCAAAGTTTTGGAATGAATCTTTTGTAAATTTAATTAAGCCCATAACCTTCTCTTTATAGCTTGCCCCAGACATCAAGTTCAGCAATTTGTGGGTTAAAACAAATCATGACGCTATCTGCCCGGTTAGGTGACGCCGTGCCATCAGGCTGTTTATTGACTAGGATTTTCCCAACACCATTTTTTGTATATGTTGGTTGTGATAGCTCAGTAGTAAGCAATGCCAATTCTTTGGCATCAATGTCTTCAGTGGATAGTGAAATGATCATGTCTGGATCATAATCACGGCCTTCAAGTGCTCTAAAAGTTTCCTGAAAGCGCAAACGCAAAGACCACCAAGACTGAGCTTTTAAGTTGGCGAAAAAGTCTTTATTAAGACGTTTCTCTACCATTTCGCCCTCAGGGTCATAAACTGATCCAGATCCTCGGAAGGATTCGACATTAATTTCAGATAAGCCCAGCTCACGGCGCTTTTCATTAATTACCCTAGCATCACCACGACATCCAGCCCCAAGACCATCAGCATCGTAGAACAACGTACCTATAGATTGATCAAAGCAAAGATCCATTGTCTTTTGAGTGGTTCCAAAAATGTCATCACCTTTGCCCGACCAAGTGGCCAAGTAATTCATGACAACGCCGTGACGACCTGTAAATGAGTTTTTATCCTTACCTTCATCGGCAACATCTAAGCCGCCGATACGATCACCTGTAGGCTGAATGTTTAGCTTTTTATGAGCATCTAATGACGCTTGAATCCAAGCACTAGGAATCAAGACACCCTCAACCGAAGCGGCATAGTTAATATCGACCTCTTGGGCTAAAACGACATCGTCAAGTGTTGCAAGCTGCTTTTCATACCAAGGATGAATCTCTTTGCCGTTGTATGTAACTGTCCAGTTCTTATCTGGGTTAGCTCGCCAAGGCATCGTAAAGACGGCGTATCGTCCGCTAAAACGATCTTGGTGAAATCGGTCGCCAATACCGTTCGGTGTGGATCCTTTAATATGAACGTTAGTGTTTTGGGAAATCGCTGCATCTACAGCCTCTTGCCGCTCTACGAATGCCCATTCATCCAAAAAGTACATCGTAGTACGACCACCACGGCCGATATTGTCGCCAGCTTCACCCGTGATTGTTGCGCCGTTATCCGGGTTGATGATGCGCATATAGTTATCATGTACTTTCTCGACAAAGCCCTTAGGCTTCATCCAGTCAGGCATTTTGCTGAACATGTCACGGAATTTATGGAGCAGTGTTTTAGGGTCGCCCTTCTTATCTACAAGCTCTTCCTTACGGCTACCTACACCACCCGCAAAACCTTCAACGAATAACCAACGATGCAGATAAAAGCCAAGCACAACGTAGCTCATCCCTTCGTCACGGGATTTCTCAATAAGGCCATGTGTCTGAGTGTTCTCACGTTCTAACAGCCAAGCTACAAGCTCAACCTGTTTAGGACGCAATACAAAAGGAATATTGGCAGGCAACCCAAACGACATGCCACGCGGATCGTATGTCCAGATCCAATGGTTAAACCAATGAATAGGATCATTCCTGCACTTTTCTAATTCAGCTTGTTTGCTCTTTTCGTTTTGTTCAATCACAGCCTTGTAGTAATAGCGCCGTGTCATCTCAGCGATCACATCAGGCAAGCGTACGTTAATAGTCCACTCTTTAATTAAAGGGGCTATTTCATCTAGTGCGTATGTCATAGCTTTCCATTAATTGCCAAACGGGATAACTCTTGCGGGCTGAGTTTGTCTAATTCTTCAGGTGTATATACTGGCGCAATTGGCTTATCAGTATTTTCTGTTTTAACTGGTCCACCGCCTGCCCCTGTTATTTCCTTGCGATTGGTATAAAGCCCACCAACCTCTTTAGCTGCCTGCTCCAATAAGCTTGGGACGATGACGGGGTTCTCCTTGAATTGCTCAAGGTCAATGAATCGCTGTAAACGTCTTAAACGGTAGGCAATATTAGCAATAGGAATTGATTCGAGATTTTGATTCATCTCTCTACGAATGCGGTAAAACTCAGTTTTAAATTCTTCGCTTAGGTCCTGCCCAGTTTTCTTCGTTGGGTCGTAGGCTTCACACTGCTGCTTAGTAACTTCGATACCAAATTCTTCTTGGACGCCCCTTACAGTTTCAGTGGGTGTCTCATAGGTAGCAAGAGACCGTACAATATAGAGTTTTACCCGTTTATTAAGCCTTGCCATTTCTCTCTATCCGTCCAAGTAGAGTGGCAAAAAAATTTAAACCACCTTTAAGTAACAAGTGCCACATGCATAGTGAACATCTGCTCGTGACATCTCAGGTCTTGTATTTGCTGCTTCAACCATTCTTTTGACATCCTCACTTGCTCCATAACGACGAACAACACCTGTAAATTCTTCAACATCGTGCCCTTGTATGGCTAACTTAGGCATGCCCGTTTCTCTGTTAAATGAAGGCGCTCCCCATTGATCTTTCTTATGTGCAATGTGGTAAAGCTCATGCTCAACCAGAGCACAAAAGTTCACATCACTAGCAATTCGTGAATATGAGGCATCAAAAGTAATTAAATATTCGGGTAAATAATTGAACCACTGGATAAATTGTTCTTCTTGTCGTTCTTTCTTCCAACCACCAGCATTGATCATGACTTTTTCAGTAGTACCGATGACCTGTCTGCCTTGCTTTTTAAATCCAGATCTAGCCCACATCACAGCAATATCAGGCCAACGAAATGAACGTAGGTGAATATGATCCGGATTAAATAGTTTTGATTTTGGATTTAAGAAAACTCGACTTATCCACTCCCACATTTCTGGTGCGGGTACAAAGTTTGGAGTACCCATTTCAAAAATACATTCTGGAGGCATTGGGCGTACAGGAACATGAAAGCCGATTTCATTTTTCATTGCTTACTTCCAATAAATAACCGCCTTAAAGGCGGTTATTAAATATTAAAACGATCACAGCAACTTCTTGTAATTCTGCTTACCACACTCGTAAGGAGTACCAGTTAATTGTTTAGCAATATCAAGATAAGATTGATTTTCTTTTTCGAATTCCAGATTCATTTGTTCACGAGTGGTTTTCTCTTTTGCTAATTCTTGAGATTGTTCAAAATTATCATTATAGAATTTCTTTATCTGCTCATTTACATTAGCCAGATCACAAACAGCATTTGTAAGTTCTAACTGTTCTTTAAAGTTAAGTTGTCTTTCTTCTGAAAGTATTCCTAATGTTTGAAATCTATTGATAGCCTCTTCACGTGCATTAAATAGATCATTGGCCTCTGTTAAAAACTCTAATTTTGATTTTGGATATGCCTGAGATGAAACAAGACCCAAAAGCAATAAACTTATTATTAAATGCAATTTCATATTCATCAAAATTCTAAGAAACTAATTTTATTGAGAAAGTATATCGCTAAAGATAAAAAAATAGTTTAGTGAGTTATGTAAAATTAAATCAATTAGTGTATATCATTTTTATTAATTAACTGTTCAAGCAATTTAGTAGCTTGCTCAAGAGTTAGTGTAGTTAAAACATAAAAAAGTTCTTCTTGATCCGTATTTGGATTTAATAACTTGATAGCCTCGTAAGTTTCAGGCTTCAAAAAAAGCCCATCGGAATATACTTCATGGACTCCTCTATGTTTAACCCTCTTACCGTGCTCTTCACCACCAATACAAAGTAATTTTTCTGAATTTAAAGACATATATACCTCTTGTTATCAGAGTAAATATATCATAAAAAAATAATTAAACTTCCTTACAAACAATAACTTTTAAATAATGAAGAAGATTTTGCAGAAATAAAAAAGCCCACCGATTAATGAGCTTTTTAAATCTAACCACATGTGTGGTATGAACTACATTTGCAAACGTATTTTAATAAGAATCGAATAATCACCTTTGTGATAACAAAATTGCATTTGCAAACGTACTTCAATAAGAATCAATAAATCATTTATGTGATAACTAGTGAATTACTATAACTTCGTCCACTGTATTACAAATATGCCATATCATGTCTAGACAGTCAATCTTCAATCAAATAATCTGGAAATCCAACTAATTTCAATGTTTTTTTAATTATTTCTAAATCCTCATTAGCTGTAGAAATATTATTTGGGTAATAATAAAAAGTAGTACGTTTTTCAGTTACTCCAATATTTCTTACCTCACCAAAAACATCAAAATATTCTTCAATTTTCTTAATATCACTTTCACTCAGTTTTTTGAAGCGCACAGGAATTTTCATAATTAAACTCAGTTTTTTAACCTTTTATCATGTCCAGCTAAATAAAATCTAGCACAACTAACCATAATTGCAGCCTGAGCTTTTGATTGGTTTGTTTCTTGAGCAACTTTACCTAATCCTTTATTTTCGACCTTATTTTTGATTAAACAGATTAATGCAAACTTTGTTATATAATCTGTTTTATCAGAATTTAACAGACTTCGTAAAAGTGCTTGAATCTGATCTGCTTCATAATCGCTGATCTCACAGCGAATATAAGACTTACCCTTAGGCAGTTCTTTATCCTTTTCACGCATGAGCCAATATATTTGATTGATATGAAGACTATCAGGTAAATCACCACCTTTCATACGAACCGTTTCACACCAAGCACCAAACTGCTCCAACCAACCATCAATAGTGTATTTAGACCAATCCATTTGTTGTGTTTTTAATGCTGCACTCATTTTTCACCCACCAATTGCTCAATTTGTTTAATCGCCACGCTCGCTTTCACTTGCTCTGTACTGAACCGTAAAACTGTAAAACCCATCATTGCCGCCGAGTTATATTTCTCCATATCCCCGATGTAACCTTTGCCCCTTGTATGTCTACCTCCACTCCAGACACCACCTTCCACCTCTACCAAAATCTTTGTGCTGGTAATCAGAAAATCTGCTCTCCATTTGCGTTTCGGATGGAATTTATATTCCTGCTCAAAACTGATCTTGCATGCTCTTAGGTGTGTTGCCAGTACCTTCTCGCCTTCACTTGGCTGTCTGCTACCTTGCTTTGCTGAACGGCGTTTCTTTGTCTTCACTGGAAATAATTCACGGTATTCAGCTAAACTCATGCTAGACATACAAACCCCTTTCAAAAGCGTAGACCTCACTATGTAAGAGCGCTACGTTGACATCGTAGAGGTCTATCATGCTGCCCCCTGCAATGTGCCTTTGAACCCAACTTGCTTGAGATATGGTTCCCATTGTTTGGCCTGAACTGGATCGCTAAGTTTTACGGCGATGCGTGCTGCGAGTTGATCGTAGCTTTCCCCAGCAGCTGCAAACTGGCTTGCAAACTCAAGATGCTGTGAGAGTTTTTGAGCGAAGGTGTGAACCTGTTTGTCGCTTAGTTTTTCTTGAGCACTCGGCGAGCACCGAACCTGCGACCCTGAATTTCGGAAAGCTGCCTGTTCACGAGATTGGTATTTGCCACATGCGTTGATTAACCAATCTGCAAAGTGGTAATGCATGAGTTCATCACAGAGATTCTTGTCGGCGTTGTAGAGTTCAAATGCTCGTAACTCCCGATCGAACCAAATCGCATTTTTGATCTGCTCGTAAGTTTCCTGATCAGTTGCCAAACGAATTTCTTCACCAAGTTTTTTCAAACTCAACCATGTTTTTTTATTTTTAGATTCTTCTGATAGATTCTTTAAAAGATTCCGTGTCCCAACGTTGGGACCCTTTACCGGAATTGTTGGGACTCTTTCATGGAATTGTTGGAACTGTTCCACTGTTGGGACTGTTCCAACGTTGGTACTCTTTCCATCTAAATTTCCACCTCCTAATAGTCCCATTGTTGGGACTGTATCTTCACGCCCAACTACACCATTCAAGCGGTAAACGACCACCTGTTTTGTCTGACCTTTGCGCTCTCCAGTATCGGTAATTAACCCATCATCGGCGAGCTCGGCAAGAATCTTCATCACAGTTTTTCTGTCAATTTTGCAGTCTGCGGCTAAACGTTTAGCGCTTGGATAACAGGTATGATCCTCACTTGCGCGATCAGCCATAGATAGCAAAACAACCAGTTTTAAGGCAGGTAATGAACCGCCTTTCTTTGTTGGGATATGAACTTTCCAAGCCCAATTAGTGGCATCTAGACTCATAAATCCCCCTTGGTATCAAATACAGGTTCCAGTAAGGACTTTAGTTCGCGAACTTGTCTTTCCATATGATTTATTGAACTCTCAACGACACCTTTCATTTTGCTAACTGTTTGATCAACTTCTAACAACTGCATCTTTTCACTTAGACGTCTTTTAATTGTCCAGACTGCAACGTTATGATGAAGACCAAGTAGGTCACATAGTTCTTTCTTTACGATCTCAAGTTCATCTAATTCACGTTTGTAGTGTTCAACAGCTTTAAAGACATCCAGTTGATTAATTTTTTCTTGTAGATATTTGGTCTTGGTTTCAAGCCGACTCTTGGCAGTATCAAAATCAGATAATAAATAGGCTAATTCTTTGCCATATTTCTTTTCGATTTGATTGTGTACCGTATATAAATTCATTGTCATTTTTCTATGTCGACCTAAAGAACGATCAACACCATCAATAACTAACTTGATCCAGAAATCAGCCGATAAATCATTTTTCACAGGTAATAAGGTTGGGCCCTTTACCATCCGCCATCCCTTTTCACTACGGACAATTAATCCACAACCTTTAGGGATGTCTTCTTTCGAAACCAAACCTTTAGGTACGGCAAAAATTACCCCACTGGCAAACTTTAAATAGCTTTGCCATTTACCCTTTGTTATGTCTGACCGAAAGTCTGCAACAGATACCTTGCATTCATAAGCAATCGGCTTGAAATTGGCATAGGATTTAGGAATCGTATATACATCAGGTCTCGGTGAGCCAGCAGAACCTAATTGCATATCAGTCCATATAATTCGGTCAGTGTTCTGCATTAGATATTCTGCTAAGTCGTGAGCTAGTTGATCATGTCCCCATTTCATTTAAGACACCTCCGCCCGAGCTAACTCTTCTGCAGTTAAACGACGTTTTGCTTCTAACTCAGCAATTGATGCTGATCTGAAGAATTGAAATGGTAGAGCTAACTGCTTCCCGCATGCTGACTTAACAAAAAGTCGTTTAGGTGTGCTGTAGTAAAATCCAAATACTTCAAAAATTTCGTTATGATCCAGTTCATTAACAACCACCATGTCACCTACTACAAATTCTTCTAAGTTGAGTTCGATTGGTTGTTCTGCTAAATTATTTGTGTTCATTTGATTCATCTCGATTGAATACAACCGCTACCCTGTTACCGCAGGAAAGCGGTTTTTTTATTTGCACTGAATACATGCATTAATTTGTTGCTCCAGCGTGGCAAGCAGTACATGCATGTCATGGATAACCTTAGCCATGTCGATTGCCTCGCCTTTAGTTATTCGCCCATCAGCAAGCATTTCTCTAAACCGCTTGCTTACGTTGCCTTTCTTGATGCCTATGTTGAGGAAGGTATCCATCAGACAACTGTCTCTATGACTTTCAGGAATATCTGGTAAGTCGATGGCTGCTTTACCATGTTCCGCACACATCGCCTGAAGTATTCGGAAATCCCCTGTTATGCCCATTAGTTTTGTGGCTTCGAGCAAAGTCAGGTGATGTGTTTCCGTGTTTGGATTGACCTTACTATTGAGTACCGCAGGGCTTTTGATTCCCATGCGCGATGCAAGCGTATTTGCCCCGCCTTTAAAATCGTGAACTGTGTGATAAGCCACATCTAATATGTTCATTGAGAGTCCTTTTGAACGTGTTTATTAGATGGCTAATTCATTACCATTTTGGTTAGGTAATGTTTGAGCTGGATATAATCCAAAATGTTGTAAGACTTCTTGTTCTGAAACTTGTCCATTACTTGCTTTAACTAAAGCTGAACGGAGCTTTCTACGTGGTTCTTTATATCCATATAAAAGATGCGTCTTTAGATAACCACTTGTTGTGCCAGCAGCTTTTGCATATTTTTCTAATTGTTCAGGAGTCATTTTTAAAATGAAGTCTTTAAATCGCATTGATAGATCCTCTCTAATCAATCCAATATTACCTTTTAGGTAATACAAATACAACCTTTTTTCTTGTTTACCTTTAAGGTGATAAAAGTAGAATTACACCCAACAGGTATTTTTTCTTTAAAAACTACCTCTTAGGTATTTTTCTATAGCAAATATAGCTAAATGTTGAGTTAATTTATGGACAGCAAAACGATTAGATATAACAACACACGCATCTTGGTAGACCAAGTTGGCGGTGTTTCTAACTTTGCTAATAAGATTAATAAAGGTCAATCTCAAACTAGTCAGTTTGCAGGTACAACACCAATCAAAGGCATTGGAAATAAAGTTGCTCGTGAAATTGAAGATGCATTTGGAAAACCACATGGCTGGTTAGATGTATTACATCAAGAAGATAGCAATTTACTTTCTAATAATTTAAACGTGCCCTCTACTACAGTTGTAGATAACAAAGAGTTGGAAGCTCTGTTTAAGTCTCTAATTTATCTTGATTCACAAGGAAAGCTTTCAACAGATTTAATTAAAGCCCTCAAAACAATTGTAAATTTAGTTAATTAGAAATTAGGTAAAACAAAAATAATTTTGATAGGACTCAGCAATAATGCCTAATACATTATTGAATATAGAAACAGAACGTTTCGTAAACGGAAAAGCAATTTATCCCTCATTGTTACCAGCAGGCCTTCATCGTATTCGACTTAATCAATTCGAGGAAACTTTTCTAAATCACTTTGAAGAAAAGCGGACTCGTGCATATTTATGTAATCGATTTCGAGAACTAATCTCTGAACTAAAAAAATTTAAGATAAGTATGATCATATGGGTTGATGGTTCTTTTTGTTCATTAAAACCACATCCAGATGATATCGATATCGTAATTTTTTTAGATGAAAGCGAAATTGATAGCATGCCTAAGCAGGAATCAGATAGTCTATTAGCCTTTCTAGAGAAAAGAGATGTAATCAAAGCTAGATATAGATGTGATCTTTTTTTTGAAAGCCAAAGTGATGAAAAACAGTTTTTTTATTGGAGAGGTATATTCGGCTTCAATCAACTAAATGAAGCAAAAGGATTTATACAAATTAAGGTAGACGCGAATGAACATCCTATCTCTTGAGCAACAGATTAAAAAAGCTGAAGATAGTCTTTTTACGAAAGAGCTATCTTTAGATGAAAATAATAGATTTCAAGTTGCTTCTTATAATTCATTTAAAGCACATCTAGATGAACTTAGATCACATTTACGAGAGCTACAAAATAAAAGAGAAAAAGAAATTCTTGAAGTTCGTTTCATTGGCGAAAAAGCAATAGATGGTTCATTACCATTAATTTTGCATGCGAAACTTTCAGCAGGCCTAGCAGACAGTTTAACAGCCCTGTCTACTCGTTTAAAAAAACCTAAAAATAACCCACAGGCAAAAAATGAAGCAGAACTAGACTTACGTTTAGCAAAAATTGTTTCTGGGTCAACAAAATTTATACTCAGCTTAGAAATCAACCCAGATTTGTTTGGCTGGAGTCTATCTCAAAATACATTAAAGGAATGGTTTAATTTTTTTAATCATATTAACTCGCCTAATGAACTAGGTGAAGCCTCGGTACATCTTGGTAATAAAGGTGTTAATGGAATTAAAAAACTTCTAACAACATTAAAAGCCAATCAACTAGATTTGGAACTTGCTTGGGATTCTCATCTAGAAGAAAAATATTATTGGATGGGCACCAATTCTAAAATAACTGATGCTTTGGCTTTTCTGGATGACTTAATGATATCACCACCTAAAGAATGCATTTTAACAGGAGTCATTCATGCATTAGATCGAAGTGGCAAGTTATCATTAATAGATATTGATCAGAATAAAGTTTATCGCATCCATTTCGATAGAAACTTGATACAAGAAATTGAAAAACTCCATATTAACCAAATGGTAACTATAAAAACCTTAATGCAATCAAGCAGCCATCCAGCAATTGATGCAATTATTGAGAATTATGATTTTCTAGAAATTATTTAATTGAAAAGACAATAAATTTAATTAAGCTTTCTTTCTAAAAAAATAAAATTTTAAAAATCATAGTTTAAACTGTGAACCCGACACAGTAACAATATTATTTCGGGAGGAGAAAATCATGAGTATAAAAGATGTTATTGCATCTGCTGGTCGTAATTTACATACTATTATTATTACGGCAAGAGAAGATGATGGAACAATAGAAACACGTGAAGCTGAACCTTATAGTTATCGCATCAAAGGTGGATCAGAAAAGTTCTTCTGCTTTGATATAAAAAAAGCAGGAATAAGAAATTTCCATGTATCAAATATTATTTCAGTGCAAGAAACTGAGAATAGCTTCACACCTCGTTGGCCTGTTGAAGTGTAGCAAACTCTAATCCTAATTCTATACATGCCGTAATCACATCAACTCGATCCATGGCGGCAGCCAAATCTAAACATGCATGCCGCCAATTTTTATTAATACCTTGAATAAAAGACCTCTTTCTCAACCAGCATTCGAATTTTTTCTAATTCTTCTATAGTCTACATATCTCTCAATTGTTAATTACTAGCTTCCACGGACCTATTAAATCAAAAACAATAAAAAAGGTAATTTAAATCTTACATTAAATTACCTTTTAGGTAATATTTATCTCGTAAACAACAAAAAAGCACACCGACTCTCTGACCTTTCGATGTGCTTTTGCAAACTGCGAGATAAGTATGAAACAAAACACTATTCCTAGTCAAACCACATCACGCTTATATCAACATCCAACTGTTGAAGAACAGCGCCCTTCTCGTTTCGCCACCATTAAAGCGAATGCAATCGACTTCATTAAGTTTATTGTCCTTTCATTCATTCTTTGGGTGATTGCTGTAGCCGCTGCATCTTGGATGATGGGAGGCTAATCATGATTAATTCAACTTTAAACCTATCTGAACGCCAACAAGCAGTTTTGCAAACTGTTATCGAAATCAATAAAGAAGGCCACCAGCCTTACACATGGCAAGTTGTACGCAGCATGGGATCTATAGGCCATCAAATTACTGAAAAACAGTGTGCCTATGATCTAAGTGTAATTATTCGCACCAAAGGCACAGGTGTGTTTTCTGTCAAGTTTGATAGCAATCCTAAAGTTTGGATCTATGAAGAACCCAAGGGAGTGGCTTAATCATGAATGCTCAATTCAAACCACATCCAGACGGCATAAAAGCCTATATCGGCCATGACCGCTTAACAGGTCTCTACTCTGTACGTATTGGCTGGACCGTTTATGCAGCCAATGCAAACGGCAGTGTGCTGTACACCGTTAAAGGTGAAGTGAAGACTCCTTTAAATGTTGAAGAGTTTAAGGCGAAGCGCCCTAAGGTTTATGCAACCTTAATGAATGAGATTAGCTTCCAGCGCAAAAAGGCATTAGCGACTGCCTTAGAACTTAGCAATATCCCTTCATATGACCGCAAAGCTTATAAGAAGCGTGGCTTTACAGGTTCAAAATAAGGATAAGAAAAAATGAATGCAGCAATTAATCCACAAGTTTTAAATAATGAAAGTACTAACCACTTTGAACAGTTAGCAGCGATTAGCGTATCTGGACATATCGAAAAGAAAAACAACATGTCATATCTGTCTTGGGCTTGGGCCGTGGACAAACTCATGCGCATAGATCCACAAGCTAACTGGGCTTTTCGTGATCCGATGTATTTTCCGGATGGATCTATGATGGTCCATTGTGATGTCACCGTGTTTGGTAAAGCCATGTACATGTTCTTGCCTGTGATGGACTATCGTAATAAAGCGATTACCAAGCCAAATGCATTTGAAATCAATAAGGCCATGATGCGTTGTCTGGTTAAAGGCATTGCTGTACACGGTTTAGGTTTATATATCTATGCTGGTGAAGACTTACCTGAGGAAGAAAAGACTCAGCAAGCGGCAGCTCAACCTCTACAGCAGCAAACACCACAGAACCAGCAGCAACAACCGAATGCAGCCCAACAACTTACGGCTGAATTCCAGCAAGCACTACAAGCGATTCAACATACACAAAATGAGGTAGATCTCGGCACAATCTATAAACGCTTCAAAGGCACCAGCTTTGAAAGCCAAATTGTAAAGGCATGCAAGGCAAAAAAGGACATGGAGGGTTGGAGCGCTTAAGTACCTATATCTTTAGATATGTTGCCAAACTACATGGCAACGGCACTCTAAGGGGTCGCATTGAAGCGACCTCTGCCCTCCACGCCAAGCAACGTGTCATGCAGAGCAATGAGCTGATTAAAGATGCTCATATCTCTTTACTCAAGAATCAGGCTTCAGCCCGTAAGCAGACTTTTGAAGCTATGGAGGAATGTATATGAGCTTCCGTTACTCATCCTCAGCCCGAACACTGATTGTATTCGGCAACCTGATGAATCATTACTACGACAATGTGAACCCGTCTCAAATCGACAGCTTAGTCGATGAGGCGAAATTTAAAGAAGCGACTTGGAGAAAGTAAAAACAATTTTAGAGCTGCAATGTTCTACATGAGTGACTGTATTGCTGACCCTCTGCGGTCACTCTTGAGAGCATTGCAGTATTTAGGGGTAATTAGATAGGTAAAGGTATGGGAAAATATATAGTCGTTGTAGAAGCAGAAAAACCACCTCAGGTATTCATTCATGAAATCATTCCTAATGTTGGAAAAGTCATTGAAATGAAAGCTGAAGAGATACCAAACCGCGTTACGGCAGCATGGTTAATGGATCGCTATAGCCTGTCTCGTAAATTGATTATTGATGAGCTTCGTCCATTCAATAAAGGAACTGATGGCAAGCATCTTTACGATCCGAATGAAGTTATTCCTATCCTTGAAAACTTGAATATTCAAAGGCAGCAACGGCAGTCGAGACGTAAAAACTAAAGGGCTAAATGCCCTTTTAAATTTCTTGCAGGTAATATATTTATTAATTCAACAATAATCTCATCATAAATTTCACTCACAATTTCAGTTCCGCAATTTCCATACATTGCAACTTTTTCAATTGTATTCAAGTAATTCTCATCTTCTTTTAATATTTCTTCGAAAATCTCTTCATATGCAATCTTTGCTTTATCGTAGTATTTATCTAATTTTTCTTGTACATTAAATTTAATACCATTATCAATGGTCATTTTTTCAATTACGACTAAATTCTTTTGAATATTCAATAAGTAACTAATAAAGGTTCTATCAAACTCAAGAATTTTAGCTAAACTTTCTTTTGTAGTTGCTAAGTTTGGAGAAGATTTTTTTAAAACACTTGTAATTTCATGTCTAAATTTAATTCCTCCAATTTGCCATTCTGTTAATTCATTATGGTAATCAAAGATTTTTAAAATAAATTCTCTTAAGGTCGAGTAATCTTCAGCTTCTCTCCAGTCCTGATACAGAATATATGCAACTATTGCGGCGAAAAGAGTTGCAGCTGCCGAGAGATAATCCCCCTCTAACCCAAAAACATGCTTACCAAGTAAGGAAAAAAATATACAAATTAAAAGTAAAGAGATCCCTATACCTACTAATTCAAATTTATTAAACTTTTTCATCTATTCAAAAATATTAAAAAATCTGATTAAATATTAACTTAAGCACCAAAAAATTTGTAAAAAATTATTCGACACCACATCGGCACCATTAAAATATAACCTTTTGTTATTTAACACTTATTATAACCTTGCCAAGGTTGGGGTCGCGAGTTCGAGTCTCGTTTCCCGCTCCAAAATTTAAAAACCACTTAATTCGAAAGAATTAGGTGGTTTTTTATTGTCCCACCTATTTAACTAAAGTCGGATTGCTTCCACTACTTTCCCTTCTAAATAACTTTAATCAAATTTGACGAGCTGTATTCTTTCAATAAAGGATGAAACTGTAAGCTAAGCATCGGTACAATCCGAATGAAGCCATTCCAATTCTTGAAAACTTAAATATTCAAAGACAGCAACGGCAGTCGAGAAGAAAAAACTAAAGGGCTTAATGCCCTTTTAATTTCCTAGATATAAATTTGTAGTCAGAAACACCAGAAAAGATTTAATGCCTATTATTAAAATTAATTATAAATAGTGATAATTCCAGCATGAATCATATCTGTACAAACTTTATTAATATAATTAATTTTCATACCATTTTCATACCCCTCTCTAGAAATAGTAGAATAGTGGACAGGTTTTCCTAATAATAACTCATTAAAAGAAACTGAAATCTCTTTAGGCACTACCCATTTCTTTTGTCCATTAGTAATAATTAATCCATTTTGATGTTCATTTTCATATGTAATAAAATGATTTAATACAAAAATTTCATTAACAAAATTTGAATCATTTGGTTCAATTCCTATGTAGGGTAAATTTAAAAGAGAATTGAATTTAAAATTAGATTTGAGATGATGCATAACATTATAAATTTTATTAGAATTCCATTGAACTTTAGATAAATTCGCAAAGAAGTTTGAAACAAACTCTTCCATTTGATTTTTATCATTTATATTTGGCATTCTTTTCCTAAACTCAGGAAACTGAGTTAAATCTTCTTTAAGCCAGTCAAATAAATCTATAGCGGTATGCCTATGAATTCCAATAGTTGCATGGAGAGAAATATCATTCCCTGTTTCAGTCGAATGTATTTGTCCCATTGGGACATATAGAACATCCCCTTTTTGTAAAGTAAATTCGGCAAGTAATTTTTCACTTTTTTTTACTGTGTGTTTATGATTTATAGGATCAAGATCAGCAAAATCATATATCTTCCATTTTTTCGACCCTTCTAATTGAATAATGAAGGTATCTTGCTCATCCCAATGAGATCCAAAAGGGCTACGTGAATTTTTCCAAGAAGCATATAAATTAGCTTGTGTATTCGTACATAAAAATTGGGACAGATCTGAACAGAACTTAGCAATTTTGACATGCTTAGTGTGCGCGCCATTTAGTACAAAAGTGTAACCATTAAAAATATATTTATTAAAAACATTTGAAATTTCCTGTGCTCTCTTTTTCTTATCTTTGAATAAATTATATGGTGAAACAAATCCATTTTCACCAAGCATTAAAACATCATTATAAGAGTCCAATATAGAAATAGTATAATTTAGTTCTGACCAGTTGCATAACTTATCTGGATCAAAGATATTCTTTTTATAAAACCAGCTAGATTCGTTGTAACTAGCAAAAAACTCATCAACAAAATCATGATCAAAATAATCTAAAATCATATAAATAATCCTTTAATTAATTTCTTTCATTAAATCTTTTAAATTATTATTTGTATAAATTAAATCACTATATTTACCAGTTTCAATCACTCGTCCTTCATCTAAAACAATTACATTATCAACATTACGAATAGTATTTAATCTATGTGCAATTATAATAATTGTAGAATTTGTGAACTTATCAAACAATAAATCCATAATTTCTTTTTCCGTAACCGAATCTAATGAAGAGGTTGGCTCATCAAAAATAATTACAGGTGAATTCCTTAAAAAAGCTCTCGCAAGCGAAATTCTCTGTCTTTCGCCCCCAGAAATCTTAACACCATGCTCACCTACGACAGTATCATAACCTTTATCTAATTTACTTATAAACTCATGAATTTTAAACTTTTTGGCAACTTCAATTGCTTCATCTTTACTACAGTCAGTTCCAATTGTAATATTTTTCCAAATAGGTAAGTTGAAGATATGACATTCTTGAGAAATAACTGAAATATTATTTCGCAAAGATTTTAGGCTAAGACTTCTTATATCAATATTGTTAAATTTAATATTACCTTCGTAATCATCATAAAAACCATAAAGAAGTTTTACGAGAGAAGACTTTCCTGAACCAGTCCTACCTACAATTGCAGTTACTGTATTACTCTCAAAAGAACAATTAACATTATCCAGTGCTGTATGTTTATTATTAGGATAAATAAACTTTAAACAATTGATATTTATATTAATAATAGATTTTTCAATAATTTTTTTGCCCTTCCAAATTTCTTGTTCTGTAGAAAGGCTGTTAATTTTCTTATAATTATCAAGCAAAACCCTACCCTGATTCACTTGCCTCATAACACCACCTACAGCTTCAACTGGCTTAATTAACTGAAGCAAATAAGTAATCATCAAAACAAAATCACCTATCGTCATTTTCCCTTGAAGTAGCTTTGTATAAGATAAATAAGTAATTAAACCTAATAGAATAGTAAAAATTATGGTTGTTATAAAGTTTACAGATATTGTAGTATTAAAATATGTAATATATGAATTTTTTAATTTTTCATTTTGCTTGCGCATTATTTCAATATAATCTTTCTCAACACTTAAATATTTATTGGTTTCAGGATATAAAAAAGCTGAATTTAAGTCTGAGTTAACCATATTTTGATCTTCTACCACATCCCTATTTGAAATCATTATCCTATTATTACCTTGAACAAAATAATAAATATACAAAGCAATTCCAGATAATATAATAAGTAAAAAGGAAACATCATAAAATGAAATAATTACAATTGATGTACCAACAACTTGAAATATAATTAAAAGACCAACTTGAATAAAAGATTGTAAATATATAGTTACACTCCGAGTGCCATTACTTATAGATTGCACCAATTTCCCAGAGGTATAATTATGTAAATATTTAACTGGTAAATTTATAATATGTGAAATCGATTCATTCCGTAACAAACTATGTATAGTTTGTTCAATTTTACAAAAAAAAGACCATTGTAAATCTATGAGATAACGAGATGCGGATTGTGATATTACATACAAACTTAATAGAATAGAAGTTACTAAAATTGCATTTTCAGACCCTGAGCTAAAACTATCAATTGAATACTTTAAAGCTAGAGGTGCGAGAACTGTAGCTAAAGAGGAAAGTAGGATAATAAAAATATATGTAAAGAAGTTAAATACAATTTTCTTATCATTGTTATTAAAAATATACGATAGAACAAATTGAGATAGTACATATAAATTTGTTTTTTTCAAATAATTCATAATTAATTTCCTTCAGCCTTTCTCATCCACATTTCACTTGTAAATAATCTAAATAGCTCCATCTTAGCAGTATCGCTATTTTTTGCTTTTTCTATTAGTAAATTCAAATTAAATTTAGAAATAATTTCTTTTTTAACCAAGTTCCCATTACACAAAATTTCAGTAATATTATTCAAATTATCCTTAACAATATCAGAATAATATGAACCTACTCCTGATTTATTCCTTCTCATATATATGCTTTCTGGTAAGTAGTCTTTAAATGCTTCCCGAATAAGTCCTCTACTAATTAATTGGGGTGTCAAAATATAACTTGGAATGGATAGACAATATTCCATAATTGGCTGAGATAACAATGGATGTAAATTGTCAACAAAATTAGAGGTATAAAAATTGGTATAGAAGTTTTGAGAATCTGCCAAACAGAATATTTGAAATTTCTTCCCATTGTTAATATGAGAAATATTCTCTATCCATGGATGAGATAAATATTTATTATCGATAATTCCTTTATATTTTTCATTGCAAATACTTTTATCAATTTTTCCTTCATAAGCGTACCTCCTACTTCCAAATAACATAGAAGCAGCAGTTTTCTTAAAAACCGCCCAAATTGTATTATTTGTTAATTCAGCTGTTCTTATTGCTGTTGATAGATATCCCTTTAAGCCATTATCTCTAAAATAGTCTTGAGCAATAAATGTTGAATTTTTTGTTTGAAACAATACATCGCCTGCACATCCAGAGAAGATAGAATCAATATTGTATTTTTCTAAAATCTCTAACTCTTTATCTAATATTTCAAATCCTAAACCATATTTCAATGGCTTATATTGAATAGGATATATACTTAATTTATCTTCTATATTAAATTTATTTTCTTCCATCTTAAATACGAAAAGTGGAAATTCATACATATTACTGACATCTCTAGCATATCGCTCTTCATTACCTAATTCAGAATCAAAACATAAATTCAAACCATAAATATTAGTATTTGTATGTTTCCTAAGAATAGTAGCAACTAAGCTTGAATCCAAGCCTCCTGATAAGTTCAATAAAATATTATTATATTCTTCACCCCAACAGCTTAAACAGTCAATAACAACTTTTCTCAACTCATCCATTGCCACATCAATTGTTAGCTTATCTCTTTTTATAAATTTATCAGGTAACCATATCGTTTTTACATTTAAATCATATAAGCTTATACTCTCGCCTGAAAGTAGATTTCTGATATGTTTAAAGCCCGTTTCTCTTAGGTTTAATCGCTCATAGCATAAAGATGCAGCCACGTATTTTTCATTCACTTCCAAATTACTTTCACTATATTTTTCATAAAGCTCTACATCTGAAAATCCAATTGTATTTTCATTATTAATAGTCCATAGGAAATCAAATGAGCATGCTGGATCTTTAAAAATTTCGACATTCTCATTATCAAAAAATATAGCTATATATGAGCCCCAAAAATCTTTAACAAGCTCCTCAATGGATATAATACTTTTATTTCTATTATCAATTTTAAAAGATTTATTTTTACTTTTTTTAAATAATTTACCAATAATTATTGCGTTACTAAAGAAATAAATCTCACCTGAACTGGTAGGTTGACTTAGCCATAAATTTGTTTGTGAATTTATTTCTATTTTTTCAAATTCACTATTTAATAAACTATAGATAATAGAGGAGTTAGCGTCTGTGCTCTTTTTAAATTCCAACATATATCTAAACATTACTTCACCACCATTATTGGCTTATATTTTTCAATATTTTGCAATTCATCATTTAATATTTTTCTATCTTTTTCTAACCATGCATGAGCCCTAAATGGTTTCGTTTTAACTCCAATTACTAATTCAGAATCGATACCATGTAACATAAGGAACTGCTTTAAGCTTATTGACTGAAATAAGCACTTATCTACTTTACTCCATGGTAAAAAAACCATACAAGCATTATAAGTTCCGATAACTTCAGCGATCTTATTATCATCAATTTTACTAAACGTAATTTTATTTCTAAATTTTGGAAAAGGACTTTTTAGAAATTTTATCCGTGCTTTACTTACAGCATTAATGAATATTACTTTTACAATATTTCCAAAGTTCACATGTCTTTTTGCAGCATAAGTATCTGACAAAATACTATTTAGTGGTAGATCTCTTTCCTTTTTGAAAATCGTTTCTAATTGATTTTCTTTATCATACTCAATAATCTGTTTTTCAATTAATTTATTAAATTTAGTTTTCTCTATTTCACAATTTAGCAATTCTGCTGTATCTTTCTCATTCAATTGGAAATATCGGTAATTTCTTGAGTCTAAGAAAACTAGACAACCTTGATCAATACATGCATAAACATTATTTTTTAATCTGTACATTTTAAGTATTTTCTTCTAATAAGTTTTTAAAAGATAAAGAGATAAAAGTATCTCTTTATCTAACCTAGTTTTTTAGTTTATGGAATAATTGCATCACCATCATATTTATCCATATTCCTAGGCTCATATGTTCCTTCGAAGTCGAAACCTTTGGTTTCTTCTTGAACTGTTCCTAAAAAAATTAAATCCACTTCTTCTGTTTGAATTGCTTCTGGTTTCAACTGGATATTATTCATATTTTCACCTATTTTTTAATTAAGTTAAGTGTTGGTTACTGTTTCAACATTCGCCAACACAGTCATCCTATCCAAATATATTATCTATTTATGTATTCTATATTTTACCATTTGTTCAAAATTAGCACAGCCTATGTTGTCTTATATTTACTATTGTTATTTTATATTAATACAAAATATTAAAAAATATTTAAACAAAAAATCCAAAATTATCAAAATTATATAACTTAGAAGTCTTTCTATTTAATAAATTATTTTTCAATTTAGTGAATTTTATAAAATATATTTTTAGCTTCCTAGTCCTTTATTTTTCAAAAACTTTTTACCAAAAAGTAAAATATATATTTAAAATAAACCTTTTTTATTATGCCTAAATTTTTAACTTTAACTATACTTTGTAAACTCTATAAAAGTATAAGGGACTTTATTAAAATTTATAGATACTATTCTAAATTTAGTGTAACTTTATGATTTTTAATACTTATATTAATTTTAAATAATTCCAAAATAATATCGGGCTATTTTTATAAATGTACGCTTTTAACCTTATAGGACGCCTTTCTTTTATTTTGAAGATTTGATTGCTAGGATAGCAGTTGAATATAGTGTTCAATATTTCTACTTAAATTGTAAAAAAGTATTCGACAACACTTCTGCACCATTAAAATCTAAGCTATCGTTATTTAATATTTATTATAACCTCCACAAAATTAGAATGACGGGCTCAAATCTCACTTCCCCCCTCTAAAATTAAAAAACCACCTAGCTTAAAAAAATTAGATGGTTTTCTTATCTGCTAGTTAGCTATTTATCGCTAACACCCTCATATATTTTTAGCTAAATCTTTTGCTAAACATTGTTCATGCCAAGTCGTTTGAAAATTTTCGACAGCTTTTGATTTAATGAGAGAATCTTCAAATAATTTTGAAGAATATGCCGATTTGATAAGCTCTTGATAAATTTGTTTGGCTTGTTCCTCTTCAAGATGATTCGCTATGTCATGCAGCTCTTGAGCAGGCACCTCATGTTGTCTAGCATCCATCACGCCACTTGCTGCTTTTTTTACAGTTTCGCAGTAATGAAGCTGCATTGCTTCTGATGCTGCATAACATGGAATAGAAATTGCGCTGATAAAGAGGAATATAAATCTCATAGTCTCACCTTAATTT